ACAGTGGTAGTGGTTGTACCCAGTGTGAGAGAGGTTGAACCAAGTGTAATGGCAGTGGCAAAGTTGCTATCCAATTGGGATAGCGGAATTGCACTGGTTGCAGTTGCAAATGTATACGGAACAGCCATTTTAGAACCTCACTCTTAATTCATGTTCAAACTCGAATGTGTTAACTACAAATCCTGCGCTGTTGCTGGTCTGCGTTAACCCCAAATACTTACCGTACTGCTGAGCATCTGTCTTATAGAGATAATATCCGCTTTGCGAGGACCACGCTATAGGCACAGAACTGTTGTTTACCCATCCAATAGTGTTACCCAAATAGTTTACCCACAGCACACTGTTTGACAACGTGTAAGGGGGACTAGACCCACTTTCTGAGTCCACTGTGACCGTAAAAGTGGCTGAGTTGGATACCGTTGCTTCAATACCAAATTTTAGTGCTTGTTTCGTCCGAATGCTATCCCCCATAGGGTCTAAAGCAGTCTGAATATAAGACGCTACATTGGCTGTAGGATTGTTATAAAGTCTGTAAAGAGTGGTTGTAGCCACCCCGTAAAGGCTTACAACGCCTCCTACAGGCACAGAAGTTACATAATTGATACCGTTGCCCTGAGACGTGATAAACCACTTCTTTTCAAAGAATACAGCCTGGATAAACCGACTGGGTGCAGGGCCTAACGGGAAAGATGAGTTCACGTAGAAGTTAAACGCTGCACACAAGATGTTATTGAGGAGCACTTGCCCCCCAGTCACAGGCTGTGTGAAGTCAATATAGGGGAAAATACCGTCTAACGGGTCTGAAATCTTGGATGTTGTACTACCGACCAAGGCATAAATACCGTAGTCATTCATAAACAACAGACTACGGAAGTACGGAAAAATGGCATACGGACGCTTGCTACCCACTGATGCAGACACGTTGGTGTTGGTAAATAGCGTTGCACCTGTAGAGGTGACTCTGACATCTGAGAAGACGTTGATTGAGTCATCACCAAAGATGTACAAGAAATTATTGGCTGAATACAGAACCGTGATGTTCCCGTGCAAGGTTTCGTCTGTCAATGTCAGTGAGCCAGCACTTACTGACGTAAAGTCAAACGGGCTTGTAGAGGCTGAATAATAGACTGTACGCCCCACAGCCACCCAAGTACGCCCTGAAAATGTGGCTACGTCTACTATAGGGTCTGTGTTGACCACCGCAATACCCGTTGCAGAGGTGGTTGCACCCCCACCAGTAATGCTGACGGTGGTGTTGGCTAGGTAACCTGTGCCTGGATTGGTCATAATCACCTGTGTAATTTGGCCTCCAGAGACTATAGCTGTACCTGCTGCGTTTGAACCCGCACCTGAAATGGCTACTGAGACGTTGGCTGAATTGGTATACCCTGCACCGCCACTGGTAATCAAAACAGACACCGCACCTTGATTGAATGTAACCAAAGACGTAATGGCTGAAGCGGTCGTGGTCACGTTAGAACCACCGCCAGTAATGGTCACACTAGGTGGTGAAGTGTATCCTGCACCTGCGTTGGTGAGTGTAATACTACTGACAGAGCCTAAAACTAGAGCAGCCGTGGCAGTTGCACTACCGCTAGAAAAACTAACGCTAGGAGGCGAAATATAGCCCGAACCAGGATTTGTAATTGAAACTGCTACGACTACACCCCCCGAAATGGTTACAACCCCCTGAGCAGTTGTGCCTCCAGCTGTTGTAGGAGCACTGAACGTCACTGAAGGCAAAGTAGTGTATCCAGAACCCCCAGCCGTCACCGTCACCGAGGCTACACCTCCTGCACCCGTGGTTACCGTTGCTACTGCCGTGGCATTGACTCCACCCGCAGGTGCAGCCTGTATCACCACGTTAGGGGCTTCTGTATAACCTGCACCAGGGTTGGTAATACCAATAGTTCCTACAGAACCTACAGGATTGAGATTAGTACCATCCCACGCAAACAAACCTTTGCTAGGGTCACCAATAATGGCATATTGATTTTTGTACTGAGCGTATGACACTCCAGCATTGGAAAACGTACCCGCTACGGCAATATTACCAGCCGTATTGCCTGCACCTGTTGATGTAATGCTTACATACTCAGCCCGTCCATCTGCTTCAAACGCTATCAAATAATCCGTCAAATTGATGTTGGTAGAGTAAAAAGAAGAAACATTGGCATTGGTAACAATGTTGGCACTGCTATTGCTTGCAAATGTAAGGTTGTTTTGAGAAGCAGTAATACGAATATTACCGCTACCAATAGGCTGAGCATTCTCCAGCCAACTGAACTCTTCTTTATCAATAGCCGTGCGGTTAGCCTTGGTATTTAAACCTTTGAAGGCTTTAATAATGGCATAGGACTTTTTCTGTTCTGCTGCTGCCATGTTTAGTACGGTGTTGAGTAGGGGTCAGGTATGCGTCTTGTAAAGGAGCTGTTGAGAGCTGCCTGTACTTGTTGTTTGTATTGTTGCTGATAAATCTCTGCTTCACCATAGCTCTGCTCTTTATATTTGGCTTTGTAAGCAGCGTAAAAGGCTACAGGTTGCGTGAATGGGTCGTTGATAGGGTCTACAGCATTGGGCAACGCTTGCGTCAAAGGCAATGGCAATATCACCGTATCCACTTCCATCAAATAGCTTTGGTCAGGCACAGGACCAATATAAATCTGTTGTTGACCATAAACAGAGAAACACACGGGTCTGCCAATGTAATTTTGCCAATATCTCAACTGGGCATTAAAGTTGCTAAATGGCAAATATCTGAGCGGAATACGACTGTTGCCCCAATAAATTGTGACATTGAGGGTATCTAGTATCTGATTGGTTACATTCAGGGCTGAATACGGAATAATCTCCGCAGGTGCGTAATACTGAATATAAGCAGTGCCATCAGCAAAAGGTGCACTGGGTGGAAAGCCACCGTTGCCTGTTGGATAGGGAGGTGCAGATGTACCTAGTGTGCCAGTGGTTGTGACTTTGTAGGTATAAATGTTGGAAAAGATGTACTGACCAGCAGTAACAGCCAGGTTAGCAGACCAGGGTATAGCTGCTGAACCATCTGCCCCTATAGGGGTGGCTGAAACAATCAGGGTACGTAGGCAACCAGTATCTCTAACGACTCGTTCACGGGCAGAATTTATATCGTCCGTCAGCTCCGAGTCGGACCAGAAGACTCCATTGGCATCGTGCAAGAGCCTACGGACTTCCGTGAGATAGGAAGATAAGGTTGCCATTTAGCGTCCATGTTATGCTGCCCTCTGTGAGGATTTTCCCCCTGCATGTTTTTCAACACGCAAGGGTACTACGCCTACAGCCGAGGGTTGCGAGCTGTTAGGTTTCTCAGTTGTTATCTCAAACCGAGACAAAATCTTTAAACCTTCTTCTAATTCACTATGAAGTTTAATCCATCCATAGCGAACTAGAATAGGCTCTTTGTCCTCTTGTTCATGCCCAAAAAGACGCACAGCACCTTCATAAGGCAATTCAACAGGAACATTTTTTTTAAACTCGTAAAGAGTACCGTCATACCCTACGGTCAACGGTACTTCACTACGATTGGTTACAAAAACATTCATTAGAAAGTAACTACGTCACCGTATACCTGAATACTAGCAGTGTTGCTGTTTCCACTTGCTGTGTTGATATTCACGTATAAAGCGTTGGTGTTAAATCCACTGACTGCGGTTGTGGTGCTGTAAGGTGAGGCAATTGTCAAGTCTTGATACAAACCAGTTGCAGTCAAGTTAGCCAACACCACATTGGCTACAACAGCATTGCTTGCATTGCCGTCATTGCTAGTGGTGATAGATACATTGGCTGAAGCCAGTGAGCCAGATGGGTTGTTAATCGTAATTCTACGAACAATTACTGCACCTGATGAATTGACCGCAGCACCCTTGGTCATACCACCATTGAGCAACGGGATGGTAATGACAGCATTACCAGCCGTGTTGAACTGAGTGGCTTGAACAGTACCAATACGACCGCTCCCAAAAGAATCTAAGTAAAACTGACTGACTGAATCGGGATTAGCCATTAGGTGCTCCTTAGACGTTGTTGTAAGTGCCTGACACAGCCTGACCACCATTTGAGCCGTAAAGCGTAATGGTTGCAGATGTGTTGGAAGATACAGCTTGCACGTTTGTACCGTCAGACCACACGATACCAGCAGTGTTTGCAGCTAGGATGTTGGTCCAAGTTGGTGAAGCAATGTTGGTAGAAGTGTTGAACTGAATGTAGACGTTAGCCGTGGGCAACGCTTGATACAAACCAGCAGGAACGGTTACACCAGAAGATGTAGCGTTGACTGCGGTAGGCTCAAAATATGCACCAGCGGTGTTGGTCGCTGCATTAGCAAGAATGATTTTATTGGGTGAAAGTGACATGACTGAACTCCTTTATAGTGACAAGTAGTTGTAGCCAGTGACTTTGGACATTGACTTTGGTTTCACGCTTACCAATTCGGCAATCATAATAACCGCACCAACGTAACCAATCTGCCAGTTGGGAAGAGTAGACTCAAATCCTGTAAACACGAATGAACCTTGCTCGTGGATGTACAAGCTCAAGTAGTTGGTGTTCAAGAAGTAGACCGTACCTTCTGGGCAGTATGGGTCAGGATAAATTGGCACACCAGCAACCATCAGTGCTCTGAATGCTGCTTGAGGACCATTGTTATCGCCATCAAAGGCTGAACCTGGGGTAATAACATATTGCTCTTGACCGACAAAGTCTTGAGCCAACAATGTCCAAGTACCAAATCCGCAGACACCGAAAGAAGGCATTTCTGCGCCTTTTTTCACTGTACCAGAGATGTACTGGAGAATGTTTTGTCTTGTGGGGTTTGTGTTACCAGCAGCGTACACTTTGGACTGCCACCAAGTATTGGTATTACGGTTGATGTTACCGTAAGTGACTTGATATGTAGAACCACCTGTACCATCATCCACAGCAGCGGGCAAGCCGATAAACTGTTGGTTGTTGGTTGTGTTGTTGTACAAAGCTGTTGCCATTGCATCCATCATCACGTTGGTTGCATCGTTCATACGAGCTTCAATCAACGGAATAATAGCTGCGTCTTGCTGAACGGCTCCCTCCATACCGAGGAACGGTACGGGAGAAATCATTAGCTTGAGGTCATACTCAGCGTTGTAAGCACCCTGTTGAACTGACGGCTGGTTGAATGAACCAGAATAGTCAGACCACTGAGCATTCACAAATTGAGCACCCTGAACAGGCACGGTTACAGAAGACACACCACCAGAGGCTTGTTGACTGTTTGCAATCAATGCTGCCATCAAGGGCGTGCTGTTGTACAGTTGTACAACGAGTTTTGGAATAAAAGCTCTGCGGGTAACGTAGGTTAATTCAGTAAACTGACTCGACCCTGTTGCTGGCAGAATACCACCACCTATAGCCATAACGACTCCTTAAAGATGGGCATTACTGCCCCTACAAATTAAACCCTCTTTACCAACTCAATTTAATCCTATGGGCCTCATGCCTCTAGGATTACGCAATTCATTCAACGCTTTGGCTGCTTCTGTTCTGGCAGCGCCCACGGGATTCTTCCAATAACCTTTCAGGTCAAACCCGTTCATGGCATTGGGATTGTAACCAGATGGTGTTGGCTTAGCAGCCTGTTTCATCCATCTGTGATATTCGGCTGCGGTTTCATGGTTAGTGATACCACGCTCAAGCATTAGTTTCTCAACGTCTTTAACTTCGTCTTCAGATTCAATAAGACCTTTTTTGACCAAGCTATTGCGTCTGCTAGATAGTTCTTCAAGAGCATCCCTTTCTCTCATTTTTGCCTGAAGAGCAGCATTCTCTTGCCTAATCTTTTCGATTTCAGCACGAGTAGAATCTTTGATTTGAATTTCAGGAATCTGCAAATCAGGCTTAACTTGTTGAGTCAAGCGCAAAAAAGCCTCACGTGTCTTGGGGTCCTCAGCCATTGTTTGAGCCAAGGAAGCCAATTCATCACGAGCTTCTAAAGATAAGTTTTCTAAAGACATTGATACACCCTCTTTTTTGTTTAAATAACCCGTTTACCGTCACCAGGCTTCTTAACCTGCAT